TGCGCATGGAGATCCGCAAGGGCGGCATCGATGGCGCCAGCCCCTTCGACCGGGAGCTGCTCAAGGCGGCGAAGACCCCCGGCAGCGACGTGCGCATGCTCGACTGCGAGTTCACCGTTGTGGCGGGCCCGCACAGCAAGCGGAAGCTCTGGCAGAGCTTCACCGTCGCCGGCGGCAAGGTCGACGAGCAGGGCGTCTCCATCGGCTGGAAGATCTCGAAGGGGATGTTCCGCGCGATGATCGACAGTGCCCTCGGCCTCGATCCGCACGACATGAGCGAGGCGGCGAAGGCCAAGCGGATCCTGCGCGGCCTGGCCGACCTCAACGGCATCAGCTTCGCCGCGAAGCTCCGGGTCGAGCCGGCCAACGACCCCCGCTACGGCGACAACAACCGAATCGACCGGGTGGTGCTGCCGGGCGAGCCGGAATACCCGCGCATCATGGCGGGCGAGGCGCTGCCGCCGCAGCCGAGCCAGCGCACGGCTCGCGTTCCGACGGCCGGCAACAGCCCGTCGGCCTGGGGTGGCACCGCGGCGCCGGCGTCCGCCGCGCCTGCGGCCCGGGTCTGGGAGCGCCCCGCCGCCCCGCCGCCTGCCCAGCCCCCGGCGCCGGCCGCCCAGCCCCCGCTCGCCGGCAGCCCGACCTGGCTGAACGGCTGATGGCGGGATGGCACGACGCCGCTGGGGCCAGTCCCGGCCGCGGGCAGCGCCCGCCGCAGCGCCAGCGTCCCTGCCGCGCTGCACGCCCGAAGACCAGGTCCGGCGCCTGGTCTGCGGGCTGTGCGGCCGCGAGGCGAAGGGCTTCGGCTATGTGCACGGGCTGCGCTTCGGCGAGTTCCCGCACCACCGCTTCTGCAGCATGGTCTGCTGCGAGGCGGGCGGCGCGCTGGCGCGGAGGTCCAACGGCGTGATCGACAAGACGCCGATGGAGTCTCGCGCGATCAAGGACGCGCGCCGACCCCTCGCCGAGGTGCTGCAGGAGCTCGGGCTGCTCGCACCCTTCCACGACCGCAGCGCGGCGGAGATCGACCGAATCATCGAGGCCTGCGTCGACGGCTTCCAGGCATCGATGCAGCGCCAGGCCGCCGAGCGCGATCCGCTCGACGACCCTATCCCCTTCTGAGGTGACGGTGCTGCTCGACCTGAACCACGGCTCCGGCGCGGTCTATGGGCGCCTCGATCACGGCCGCGAAGGCGCCGTCGCCGTCACGGCGCGCGTGAACGCCGCCATCGACGCCGCCCTGCTCGCGCGGCATCGCCGGCAGACGCCGCGCGACTATCTCGGTGGCAGCCGCGTTGGCGAGCCCTGCGCCCGCAAGCTCGTCTACGAGATCACCCACGCGCCGAAGGACCGCGACTTCGACGCCGACATCCTGCGGGTCTTCGACGCCGGCCACCAGTTCGAGGCGCTGTCCATCCGCTGGCTCCGGCTCGCCGGCTTCGACCTGCGCGACCGTGGGCCGGATAGCGGCCAGATCGGCTTCGTCGCGGCAGGCGGAAAGCTGCGCGGCCACGCCGATGGTGTGATCGTCGCCGGCCCCGAGGTCGGCATCGGCTGGCCTGCACTGTGGGAGCACAAGGCGCTCGGCCAGAAGTCCTGGACCGACCTGGTCAAGCGCGGGCTGCGCCTGTCGAAGCCGATCTACTTCGCGCAGGTGCAGCTCTACATGGCCTATCTCGAGCTCGAGGTGGCGCTGCTGACGGCGCTGAACCGCGACACGCTGGCGCTGCACCACGAGGCGGTGCCCTTCGACGCTGCAGATGCGCAGCGGCTCTCCGACCATGCCGTCGACATCCTGCGTGCCGCCGATGCGGGCGAGCTGCCGCCGCGCGTCGCGCAGGCCGCCGACTTCTATCTGTGCCGCCTCTGTCCCTACGCCACGCGCTTCTGGGAGACGCCTGCATGAGCGACATCACGCCGTCCGACACGCAGCACCGGGCGATCGCCGCGATCAAGCACTGGTTCCAGAGCGAAGCCGACCGCAAGCAGGTCTTCCGCCTCTTCGGCTACGCCGGCACCGGGAAGTCCACCGTGCTGCGCTTCGCGCTTGAGGAGCTCGGCCTCGAGCACCACTGCGGTGGTGGGAACGGCGAGCCCTGCACGCCCGGCGTCGTCACCGCCACCTTCACCGGTAAGGCCGCGCTGGTGCTGCGCCGCAAAGGCACGCCAGCGCGCACCATCCACAGCCTGATCTACTCCGTCATCGAGGCAACCGAGGAGGAGGTCGAGGCCGCCGAGAAGAAGATCGAGGAGGCCGTGGCCCGGGCCCGGGGGCTGACCGGCTTCGAGCGCACCACGGCGGAGGCGACGATCGAGGCGATGCGCCAGGGCGTCGCCGACATGAAGCGCCCACGCTTTGCGCTCAATCCGAAGAGCGACGCCGCGCACGCGAAGTTGATCGTGCTCGACGAGGTGTCCCATGGTCGGCGAGGAGATGGCGCGCGATCTGCTGAGCTTCGGCAAGCCGATCCTCGTGCTCGGTGATCCCGGCCAGCTGCCGCCGATCCAGGGCGAAGGCGCGTTCACCAAGGACGCGCCCGACATCATGCTGACGGAGATCCACCGCCAGGCGTCGGAGAGCGCCATCATCCGCCTCGCCACCATGGCCCGGCAGGGCGAGCCGATCGGCTTCGGGCGCTACGACGACCACGTCTGGAAGATGCGGAAGCTCGACGTGACGCCGGAGCAGGCACTGCGCGGCGGCCAGGTGATCTGCGGCATGAACGCGACCCGGCTGCAGCTGAACAACGCCATGCGCCGCGCTGCCGGCTTCGGGGCCGGCGGATGGCTGCCCACGGGCCCGGGCGAGAAGATCATCTGCCTCAAGAACCAGAACGATCTTGGCCTCATCAACGGCATGTTCCTCACCCTCTCCGACATCGTCGACGAGGGGAGCCACTACCTCTCGGCAGTGGTGATGGACGAGGACGGCAACCGGATCGGCGCCCCCCAGGCGGATGGCAGCCGCGGGCGTCTCCGCATCTACAAGGGCCACTTCGAGGACCACGTCGCCTTCAAGGGTCGCCACGACCGGGACTGGAAGCTGAAGAAGGGGCTGACCGAGGCGACCTTCGGCTGGGCCATCACCGGACACAAATCGCAGGGCTCGCAATGGGAGAACGTGGTCGTCTGGGATGACGGGCTCGGGCGGACCGAGCCCGACCGGCGCCGCTGGCTCTACACCGTCATCACGCGCGCTGAGCAGGGGCTGGTGATCCTGGCATGACCACGGCCCCGATCGACCTGAACGGCGCAGGCCTAGCGCCCGTTCGGCACGACCTGGCGGAGGTGCGGCGGCGGCTCGCGGACACCGCGAAGGAGTGGCTGCCGGCGCTGTTCCCGAACGCCCGGCGCGCCCCGGACGGCCGGACGCTGCGCTGCGCGGATCTCTCGGGCCGCGCGCCCCGCGGCGAGAGCTCCTGCGTGATCCACCTGGAGGGGCGCTTCGCGGGGTGGGGCTTCGACCACGCCACCGGCGAGAGCGCCGGACCGATCGACATGGTCTACCACGCGACCGGCACACCCGAGCCCCGCCTGTTCGACGAGGCGGCGAGGCTGGCGCGCATGGACTGTCCTGCACCGCCTGCACGCACTGCCGAGCCGCGCGCGGACCACAGCCATGAGATCGCGCGCATCCTGGCCGGCTGCGTCCCGCTCGCTGGCTCGCCCGCCGAGACCTACCTCCGCGGACGCGGGCTCGCCCCGCCCGACAGCCCAGACCTCCTCTTCCACTCCGACCTCGCCGACTTCGAGAGCCGGCGCGGCTGGCCGGGGATGGTAGCCATCGTCCGCGACGCCGTGGGGGCGCCCACGGGCGGCATCCACCGCACCTACCTGCTGGATGACGGCTCGGGGAAGGCGCCGCCCGGGAAAAAGATGCTCGGGCCCGTCGCCGGCGGCGCGGTGCGGCTGTCGCCGATGCCCGAGGATGGGTGGATCGGCGTGGCGGAGGGGATCGAGACCGCGCTCGCCGCCATGGCCCTGTTCGACGTCCCCGCTATGGCGGCGCTCTCGGTCGACGGGCTGCGGCGCTGGCAGTGGCCGGAGGGAACCCGCCACGTCACCATCTTCGCCGATGCCGGGCATGCCGGGATGCAGGCCGCGGCGACGCTGGCGGACCGGCTGAACGTCGCGGACATCCCCTCGCGCATCGTCGCTCCGCTGCATGGCGACGATTTCAACGACGACCTGCGCCGCGGGGCGACCGCCGCCGACTACGAGCAGGTGGCTGGCGGGGAGCCGAAAGCGCCCGCCACCGCGGCGGCGCCCGCGACGGTGGAAGAGCTGCTCGCGGCCGCCTCCGGCCTCACCCGCCCGCCTGACTCCGAGCCGCTCGCCGACCTGCTGGGCCGGCTGGCCCTGGCGCGGCTCGACCCGCTCCCGGAGCGCCAAGTCCTCGCCGCAGTGAAGACTGCGACCGGCATCGCCGTCTCGATCCTGGAGAAGCAGCTGGTCGAGCTGCGCAGGCGGGTGAACGCGACCGGCGACGTCCGCCGCGCGCCTGTCCGGCCGCCCTGGGCCTCGCTGCTGCGGATCGACGACGGCGGTGCGCCGGAGCGCAACGAGGCGAACGTCATCACCGCGCTGTCGCTCGAAGCCGCCTTCACCGGCGCGCTCATGTTCGACGAGTTCAGCCAGGAGATCATCGTCGCCCGGGCGCTGCCCTGGGATCCCGCCGGCATGGTGCATCCGCGCCCCTGGGGCGAGGCGGACGACGTGCGCTGCGCCGAGTGGCTGCAGCGGCACGAGGTCAACGTCCCGCCCGTGGTGGTCGGCCGCAGTGTCGTCGCCGTGTCGCGCAACATCCGCATCCACCCGGTACGCGACTACCTCGAAGCGCTGGCCTGGGACGGCACGCCGCGTCTCGACACCTGGGCCGTCACCTACCTCGGCGCCGAGGACACGCCGCTCCACCGGAGCATGGCCGCGCTGTGGATGGTCTCCGCCGTGGCGCGGATCATGCAGCCCGGCTGCAAGGCCGACCACATGCTGATCCTGGAAGGGCCGCAGGGCATCCGGAAGTCGACCGCCCTGAAGGTGCTGGCCTCCGAGCCCTGGTTCACCGACGAGCTCGCCGAACTCGGCTCGAAGGACGCGGCGCAGCAGATGCGCGGCATCTGGATCATCGAGATGGCGGAGCTCGACGCCATCGGCCAGGCGGACGTCTCGCGCATCAAGGCCTTCCTGAGCCGCACCACCGACCGCTATCGACTGCCCTACGAGCGCTACGTCGTCACCGTCCCGCGGCAATGCGTCTTCGCCGGCACGGTGAACCCAGACACCTACCTGCGCGACGAGACCGGCAACCGGCGCTTCTGGCCGCTGCGCTGCGGCCACATCGACCTCGACGGGCTGCGGCGCGATCGCGACCAGCTCTGGGCCGAGGCGGTCGCGCGCTACCGCGCCGGGGCGCCGTGGTGGATCGAGGACCGCGCGTTGGTCGCCGAGGCCAGCGCGGCGCAGGAGGCGCGCTACCAGGGGGACGCCTGGGACGCGCGAATCGAGCGCTGGCTCGTCTCCGAGCGCAAGCCGGTGAATGTCGGCGTCGGCCAGTTCGAGGACTGGCAGGAGCGCTTCGTGCCGAGGGCAAAGCCGCTGACCGACGTCTCGATCGGCGAGGTGCTGGAACAGGCGCTTGGCATCGAGGCCGCGAAGTGGACGCGCGCCGACCAGATGCGCGTCGGCGCGTTCTTCCGCGCCAGGAAGTGGGCGAAGTACCGGACGAAGACCCCGCCGCGGGAGTGGCGCTACGTCGCGCCCGGGACGCAGGTGCCATGACGCAGCGGCACTCCCGTCCAACCCCGTCCACCCTCGTCCAACCTCCACGCCGGAGGTTGGACAGCCGGAGTGCCAGGTTTTCTGTGGCTTTCCGCTCGGTCGTCCAGCCTTGTCCTACCTGTCCTACCTTTTCCCTTAGCCATACGCGAAGCATGTAGGTCGGCCAGACATCCATTTTCCTATACGGGTTTAGGGGCGAGGTCGGCAGGTTGGACAGGTTGGACGGCGCAAGCCAAGCCACTGATTAACCGCCAGATTTCCTGTCCAACTTGGCGTGGCGAGGTTGGACAAGGATGGACGGCCAGCCCTCGGCAGCACCGCATCTCGATCGCACACGGCCCGCCCAGAGCGTCGATCAGCCCCTCGAAGCCGGGCAGCGACGGCGAGCTCCGCCAAGAACCACGCCGTCGCCGCCCTCACCACAGCCATCCCCTCTCGGAGATCCCATGGCTCACGCGACTCTCCCTATGCCCACCGCCGGCGCAAGCGGCCCGCCCCTCGCGGCACCGCTGCCGGTCGCCCTCGGCCGCCCCGCCGTCCTCGCCCTCGACCTCGGCACCACGACTGGATGGGCGCTGCGCAGCCAGGACGGTGGCATCACCTCCGGCACCGTCACCTTCCGTCCCAGCCGCTTCGAGGGCGGCGGCATGCGGTATCTCCGCTTCCGCGGCTGGCTCGGCGAGCTGGCCGCGCTCTCCGGCGGCCTCACGCGCATCGCCTTCGAGGAGGTGCGCTCCCACGCCGGCACCGACGCCGCGCATCTGTACGGCGGCTTCCTCGCGCACCTGTCGGCCTGGTGTGAGGAGCGCGGCGTCGCCTACGAGGGCGTGCCGGTCGGCACAATCAAGCGCTTCGCAACCGGCCGCGGGAATGCGGACAAGGCGGCGATGATCGCGGCAGTGCGCGCCCGCGGCTTCGCGCCGGCGGACGACAACGAGGCAGACGCCATCGCCTTGCTGCTCTGGGCGACCGACCAGCAGGGTGGCCGGGCATGAGGCTGCCCGATGCGCCGCAGCCGCCCCGGTCGTGTCTGGACCTGGCACGCAGCCCGTCCACCGCGGTGGACCTCGACGCCATGCGCGCCGCTGCCTGGCACCAGCACGGCGTCGCCGCCCTGGCCGTGGAGGACATCGCCGATCCCTGGCTCCGCCAGGCCGTCATCAACGAAGCGAGCCGGCGCTGGGGACGCCGCCAAGGAGGGGACGAGCATGGCCGGTAAGCGCAAGCAGAGGCGGAGCGCACCGGGGGCGGAGGATCTGTCGAAGCCCTCGAAATGGCGGCTGCAGCACGGCGACTTCTCCGAACCGATCCGCGACACCGATCCGGAGACCGGCAGCCCCGTTCAGCATCGCCGCGCTGTCGACACGCTCGGGCAGATGCTGGCGAACGGCACCATCACGGCGCAGATGCATGAGGCGGGCTGCATCTTCCGCACGCTGTTCCGCTCCGCGGCGCTGGACGGCATCACCACCTCGCAGCTGATCCGGCTGGCGGGCGCCACCGCCGACGCCGTGTCGAGCCGGCAGATCGATGCCCGGCGCCGCGTAGCCGAGGCGCTGGACGCGCTGGGCGGCCACGACAGCCCGGCCGGTTCCTGCGTGTGGTTCGTGGTCGGCCTCGAGATGTCGGTCCGCGAATGGGCCGCGCGCCGCGGCTGGAGCGGCAGGCCGGTGTCGCAGCCGATCGCAGGTGGCATCCTAGTCGCAGCTCTCGGCATCCTCGCGATGCACTTCGGTCTGGCTCCGCGAATGCGTGCGGCCTGAAGCAGCTGCTGGGCTAGCAGATCAGTAACCCACTCTCGGCCAGCGCGACCTTCGGCAGGACCCTTGCAGGCAGCCCAAGCGACGACCTATATCTCATGCCGGAGCCGATAGCCTGGGCTGCAAGCGACCCAAAAGGCGGCGACTTTCCTGTAGTGCGAGCACCCGAACGGCAACCCTTCAGCCGGCGCGTGGTGGTCACAAAGCGCTTGCGACTGCCAACAAGACGCCGGTGGGAACGGGACTTGCCATGTCTATTCAGAAGGAGTGCGCAGACCATCTGCGCCAGAACCATCGGATCCAGGCCGGTGGTAAGCCCGGGGCGGGCCACGCTCACGAGATCGTCGCCGCGTACTTCGGCTACGGGAGCGGAGCTGCCCTACGAGCCGAGACGAAGCATCCCCTCACGGATCTTGAGCAGGCCGAAATCCTGATCCCCGATCTCGGTCGCATGGACCAGCGGGTGCAGGCCCTCCAGGGACTGCCTGCCGGGCTTACGAGCGTTGATGATCTTGCCTCGCAGATCTCCGAATTTCTGAAGACGTCCGGGTACTTCTCCGGGAAGGTTTGGTACACGCGAGATCTGGCCGAGTACATCAGTGAGACGTTCATCCAAGAGCAGTCCATGCAGATCGAGGACGATATGTCCGGGGCTATCGCCTCGACAAACGCGTACTTCGACGAGCTCTATGTCGAGGAAGTGGACTTGCAGGATACCGGCGACTTGCTGGTCGCCCAGGTCTCCGGGTCTCTCAACGGCGAGAATGACCCGGATCGCGCCTTCCACGGCGACTCGATCGCGTTCACGACGGTGGTGACCTTCAGGCGCTTGGCCGGTCGTGTTGCTTATGAGGCGCCCGAGGTTGAGACCTCGGGTGCGGTCGACGACTCCGCCTACTACGAAGAGGATGCCTGACGGCGGTAGGTGACAAGAGAGCGGGCGGCGTGGGCCGCCCGCTCTTCGTCGGTTGTCTCTTGCCCGAGTGCAGCCGCACCGGCCTGGCGCGATGGGCCTAAGCGCTTGAATGCGATCCGCGCTTCTGGGTCGCCGTTACAATTCACCCCGTGGCGGCGCGCAAATCGAGTTGGCTATGGTGATGGCACGTCGAGAAGGCGCGCCGATCGCCGCGGCTCACCAGCCACAGTGCCGCTCCATCGATACAGTGGCTCGCGAGCCGCAGGGTCCTTCCTGGGCCCGGCGTATGCGGGGGGCGGAAGCGCGCAAGGTTCCTAGCGCCAGGCCAGTTTTCCAGGTTGCCAGCGCGGCACGGTTGCCAGCCGCGGCAGCCTCCATTCCACGATCACGCAGGTGCAGATGCCCCAGGCCCCCTGGTCTGCGAGCGCCGTCGAGGCGCGCGCGGTCGCCTCGCTGCTGCCCTACGCCGGCAACGCGCGCACGCATTCCGCCGAGCAGGTGGCGCAGATCGCGGCCAGCATCCTCGAGTTCGGCTTCGTCGCGCCGGCCCTGGTGGACGAGCGCGGCGAGCTCATCGCCGGCCACGGCCGGCTGCTGGCCGCGAAGTCGCTTGGCCTCGACACCGTGCCGACCATCGTCCGCGCCGGGCTGAGCGAGGCGCAGAAAGCGGCGTATCGCCTCGCCGACAATCGCATCGCGCTGAACACCGGCTGGGACGAGGCGCTGCTCGCGGCCGAGCTCGCGAAGCTGCAGGAGATGGGCGGCGTCGACCTGGCGCTCACCGGCTTCGACGGCGCCGAGATCGAGCGGCTGCTGGCCGGGCTGGAAACCGAGGCCGGCAACCTCCCGGCACCAGCGGTTGCCAGCGGTGCCGAGCCGGCCCCTGGCAACCAGCCGCCAACGGAGGGCGCGGAACCGGGAGAGGACCCCGCGGATGCCGAGCCGGAACCGCCGCGCCAGGCCGTCGCGCGGGTCGGCGACATCTGGTTGCTGGGCGAGCACCGCCTCGCCTGCGGCGACAGCACGAACCGCAGCACCGTCGCGCGCGTCATGGCCGCGGACCGGGCAGCGCTGCTTTTCACCAGCCCGCCCTACGGGAACCAGCGCGACTACACCACCGGCGGCGTCTCCGATTGGGACGCGCTGATGCGCGGCGTGTTCCAGCACCTCGACGGCGCGCTGCGCCGCGACGCGCAGGTGCTGGTGAATCTCGGGCTGATCCACCGCGAGGGCGAGTGGCAGCCCTACTGGCAGGGCTGGCTCGACTGGATGCGCGCGCAGGGCTGGCGTCGCTTCGGGCTCTACGCCTGGGACCAGGGCCCCGGCCTGCCTGGGGACTGGAACGGCCGCCTCGCACCGGCCTTCGAGTTGGTCTTCCACTTCAACCGCGAGGCGCGGCAGGCCAACAAGATCGTGCCGTGCAAATGGGCCGGCACGCCGAACAAGGGCAGCGGGCTGCGCGCCGCCGACGGCGAGGTGAAGGCCTAAACCCACATCGGCCTGCCGGTGCAGGAGATGCGCATCCCCGACAGCGTGCTGCGCATCACCCGCCACAAGGGTCGTGGCATCGAGACCGAGCATCCGGCGGTGTTCCCCGTCGCGCTGCCAGAGTTCCTGATGCGCGCCTACACGGACGAGGGCGACGTCGTGTTCGATCCCTTTGGTGGCTCGGGCACGACCATCCTCGCCGGCCAGCGCACGGGTCGGCGCGTCCGCGCCATTGAGCTCGCGCCGGCCTATGTCGACCTCGCGATCGCCTGCTGGCGGACGCTGCATCCCGAGCTGCCGGTGACGCTGGCCGACGACGGCCGCGACTACTGCGTGGTCGCTGCGGCGCGCACGAGCCTTCAGGCAGCGCCCGAGCAGGGCGGTAAGGCGATGGCCGATGCTGCCTGATCTCCGCGTCGAGATGATGCCTGTGGCGGCGCTTGCACCCTACGCGGCGAACGCCCGGCTCCATCCCACCGAGCAGGTGGCACAGTTGGCCGCCTCGATCGGCGAGTTCGGCTTCAACGTGCCCGTGCTGGTGGACGACGCCGGCGTGCTGATCGCCGGCCATGGCCGCGTGCTCGCCGCGAAGGCGCTCGGCCTCGAGGAGGTGCCCGCCATCCGGCTCGGGCACCTGTCCGAGGCGCAGGCGCGGGCGTTCCGTCTGGCGGACAACCAGCTGGCGCTCAACTCCACCTGGGACGAGGGACTGCTGGCCGCCGAGCTGCGCGCGCTGCGGACCGACGAGTTCGACCTCGGGCTGATCGGCTTCGACGGCGCCACGCTGGACCGGCTGCTGGGAGAGGCGGCGCCGGACGCGCCAGCGCAGGGCGGCGGCGATCCCGACGCCCCGGCGCCGGAGTCGCCGGCGGCACCCGTCACGCGGCCCGGCGATCTGTGGCTACTCGGGCCGCATCGCCTGCTGTGCGGCGACGCCACCAGCGCCGCGGACGTCGCGCGGCTGCTCGACGGCGCGCGGCCGCACCTGATGATCACGGACCCGCCCTACGGTGTGAACTACGATCCCGAGTGGCGGAACGAGGCCGGCGTCTCGGCCACGATGCGCACCGGCAAGGTGGCGAATGACGACCGCGCCGACTGGCGCGAGGCCTGGGCGCTGTTCCCGGGCGACGTCGCCTANTACGGTGTGAACTACGATCCCGAGTGGCGGAACGAGGCCGGCGTCTCGGCCACGATGCGCACCGGCAAGGTGGCGAATGACGACCGCGCCGACTGGCGCGAGGCCTGGGCGCTGTTTATCGGCGACGTCGCCTATGTCTGGCACGCGGGCGTGCACGCGCGCACGGTGATCGAGAGCCTCGAGGCCGCCGGCTTCGCGGTGCGGAGCCAGATCGTCTGGGCGAAGTCGCGCTTCGTGCTCGGGCACGGCGACTACCACTGGCAGCACGAGCCCTGCCTCTACGCGGTGCGCAAGGGAGCGACCGGTCACTGGCAGGGCGCGCGGGACCAGGCGACGCTCTGGTCGATTGGCACCGGCGGCGACGAGGACGCCGCGACGGTGCACGGCACGCAGAAGCCGGTGGAGTGCATGCGCCGGCCGATCGTCAACAACAGCGCGCCGGGGGAGGCGGTCTACGAGCCCTTCTGCGGCAGCGGCAGCACCATCATCGCCGCGGAGACCACGGGGCGGGTCTGCTACGCCATGGACATCGACTCCCGCTATGTCGATGTCGCGGTACGCCGCTGGCAGGTCTTCACGGGCCGGGCCGCGGTGCTGGGCGGGGGGGGATCGGGTCTTCGACGACGTCGCCGCCGCCCGCGGCAGGCAGACGGCGGCGTGATCCGAGTATCTGGCGCGCGTCAGCCCGGCAGGTGGTAGATCGTGAAGGAGCCCTTCGCGCCCTCCTTGTTCGGGCCGACCTGGCGGACCCGTTCCAGCACCTGGACCTCGATCCCCTGGCGCTTCTTGAGGCACGCGAAGAACCCGCGGACCGTGTGCTGCTGCCAGCCGGTGGCGTCGCAGATCTGTGCGATGGTGGCGCCCTCCTTGCGGCGGAGCATCGCCAGCATCGTCTCCTGCTTCGTGCCCTCACGCGGCTTGCGCGGCGCGCCGGGCTTGCGGGCGGCGCGGGGCGGCTTGCCGGCGAGCGCGGCACGGAGGGCCGCCATCGGGCCGTCGAGGGCGGTGATGATGTCCGTCTCACGCTTCGCCTCGTCGTCCCAGGCGGCCAACACCGCCGCGGCGGCGTCGCGCACGCTTGCGCGCGGGGCGGGCGTGGGCGCGCCCTGGGCGGGTTCGGGATCCTCCGCGGGGGCATCCCCCTCAGCGGCGTCCTCCCCGCCCGTGGGCGCCGTATCGGCCACCGGCGCGGCAGCCTCCGCGGCAGCGCGGCGCTCGGCGTTGCGGCGCGCGATCGCCTCGGCGCTCTGCTCGTCCTCCTCGCGCGCGTCGCCCGCGTTCGGGTCGATGCCGATGGCGCGCAGCCCGTCGTCGGTGATCTTCAGCAGCATCTCCTCGCCGTCCACCGTCCACTTCGCGACCGCGTCGTAGGCGGGGCGGTGCACGCCGATCACCAGGTCCTGCTTCAGTAGGGCCTTCGCCACCGCCTGCCGCGCGGCGGAGGGCAGCCGCTCGGGCGGGTAGGCCAGGTGCTCGGGGTGCTCGGCGGCGGCGATGAGGATCACGCGCTGGGTATCGGAAAGCGTCATCGTCGTGGTCTCCGGTTCCGGGAGCCGACCCTCGGCCCCCTACTGCCGGGAGCCCCGCCGGGCGGAACCCGGTCGGGGCGGTGCGGGAGCGCGGCGCGTCAGGCGCGGTATTCGCCGCGCCGGAAATGTTGGTCGACGACCTCCTTCAGCTTCGCGGTGGCGTCCGCGAGCCAGGCCGTCTCGCCCCAGAGCACCGCCTCGGGATCCGCCCCGAAGTGGTCGTCGCTGGCCCGCTGCAGTTCGGCGAGCAGGGCGTCGAACTCCACCTTCTTCGCGAGGAAGGCGGCGAGGCTCCGCTGCTGGTTGGCTTCGCGCTTGGTCATGGTCGGCTCCGTCATCCGCATCGCGTGACGGACCATTCGCGCTGTGCCGCGCGGGAGCCAAGCGCCGTCGCCGCGATGGTGATTGCTATCTTCGAGGGATCTCGATCAAATCATGATCGCCACCGCGCCGCCGGGCCGCGTGGCCTCGCAGCGCGAGGTGGCGCGCCGCCTCGGCATTTCCCACACGGCGCTGCAGAAGGCGCAGCGCGCCGGCCGCATCGCGCCCGAGGCCGATGGCGCTTGGGATGTCGAGAAGGTTCGGGCACGACTCGCTGACAGCAGCGACCCCGTCCGCAAGACGGCGACGCTGGCGCCAACCGCACCGGCAGCATCACGGCTAGCGACGCCACCGCCTGTCGCCGCGATGGCGCCGGCGGCCGATCCGCTGCCGCGCGCCGCCCAAAGCACCTTCCACGATGCGCGCACGGCGAACGAGGTGCTCAAGGCGCAGGAGCGCCGGCTGCGGCTCGACGAGCGCAAGGGCAAGCTGGTGGACAAGGCGCGTGCCCTACTGCTGGTGCACCGCCTCGCCAAGGAGGAGCGGGACGCCATCCTCGCCTGGCCGGCCCGCGTCGCCGCAGAGATGGCAGCCGAGCTCGGGGTCGATGTGCATCGGCTGCAGACCATGATGGACACACGGCTGCGCCAGCACCTGGCCGAGCGGCACGACGTTCGGGTGAGCGTCGGCTGATGGTGGGCGAGCATCTGCTCGACGAGCTCGGCCGCTTCCAGGGCGACGCCGAGATCCTGCAGGCCTGGCGCGACGGCATGGCGCCCGAGCCCGCGCTGCTGGTCTCGGAATGGGCCGACCGGCACCGGATGCTCGGCAGCCGCGGCTCCGCCGAGCCAGGGCCGTGGCGCTCCGCGCGCACGCCCTATCTGCGCGAGATCATGGACGCGCTGTCGCCGGCCCATCCGGCACGGCGCGTGGTCTTCATGAAGGGCGCGCAGGTCGGCGGCACCGAGTGCGGCAACAACTGGATCGGCTACGTCATCCACCACGCGCCCGGGCCGATGCTCGCGGTGCAGCCAACGACGGAACTGGCGAAGCGCTTCTCCGACCAGCGCATCGATCCGTTGGTCGAGGAGACGCCGGCGATCCGCGAGCGGGTCGCGCCAGCCCGCTCGCGGGACAGCGGCAATCGCCAGCTCAGCAAGGAGTTCCCCGGCGGCCAGCTGGTGATGACTGGCGCGAACAGCGCCGTCGGCCTGCGCTCGATGTCGGCGCGCTTCCTGTTCCTCGACGAGATCGACGCCTATCCGGGTGATGTCGAGGGCGAGGGCGATCCGATCGCGCTGGCGGAGGCCCGCGCGCGCACCTTCGGCTGGCGTCGCAAGGTGTTCCTCGTCAGCACGCCGACGATCGCCGGCCTGTCGCGGATCGAGCGGGAGTACCTCGCGACCGACCAGCGGCGCTACTTCCTGCCCTGCCCCCACTGCGGCCACCGCCAGCATCTGCGCTTCGAGCGGCTGGTCTGGGACGAGGGCCAGCCGGAGACGGCGCGGTATCTCTGCGAGGATTGCGACGGGGCGATCGGTGAGCAGCACAAGGCGGCGATGCTGGCCGCGGGGGATTGGCGGGCCACCGCCACGGCCACCGACCCGCACGCCGTCGGCTTCCACATCTCGGCGCTCTACTCGCCGCCGGGCTGGATGCCCTGGTCGGAGATCGCCCGCCTCTGGCTCGCCGCCCAGGGCGACGACCGCGCGATCAAGACATTCCGGAACACCGTCCTCGGAGAGACCTGGCAGGAGGCGGGCGAGGCACCGGACTGGCAGCGGCTCTATGACCGTCGCGAACACTGGCCCGCGGGCACGGTGCCGATGAGCGGGCTGCTGCTGACGGCCGGCGTAGACGTGCAGCGCGACCGCCTCGAGGCGAGCCTCTGGGCCTGGGGGCAGGACCGCCAGTCCTGGCTCATCGAGCACCGCGTGCTGGCGGGGAACCCGTTTGAGGCGGCGGTGTGGGAGGAGCTGCGGCAGCTGCTCGGAGAGACCTGGCGGCATGCCAGCGGGCACCGGCTGCCCATCGCCATGGCGGCGATCGACAGCGGCGACGGCATGACCACCGCGGAAGTCTATGCCTTCGTGCGCCGGGCCGGCACGGGCCGCGCCATTGCGGTGAAAGGTCAGGACGGGCTGCGCGCCGCGGTCGGCCAGCCGGCGGCGACTGAGGTGCGGCGGCAGGGGCGCAAGCTCGGCGGGCTGAAGGTCTGGCCCGTCGGCTCGTCCTTCCTAAAGGCCGAGACCTATGGCTGGTTGAAGCTCGACCGGCCGACGGAGGAGAGCGGCGAGCCCTTCCCCGCCGGCTATGTCCATCTGCCGGTCCACGCCGCCGGCGAGGAGTTCTGCCGCCAGCTCACCGCCGAGCAGCTGGTCGCGCGCGCCGGCCGCAACGGCTTCCGCCGGCTCGAGTGGGTCAAGACGCGCGAACGCAACGAGGCGCTGGACTGCCGGGTCTATGCGCGCGCCGCCGCGGCCGCGCTTGGCACGGACGGCTGGGGCGAGGGGCGCTGGGCCCGGATGGCCGATGCGCTGTCGCTGCCGGCGGCCGAACTTGCCAACAGCGAGAATGTCGTTCCACCGTCGCCGCCGGGCGTACCCCATACTCATCGCCCGAGGGGCTGGCTCGCCCCGCGCCGCGGCTGGCTGCGCTGAAGGAGGAGGCCGCGCGTGGACCCGACCGTCCTCGCCTGGGCCCTGGCGCAACCCGCCGGCAGCCGCGCGGCCGCGCTCGCCGCGGCCTACACGGGCGGCACGACCCGCGTGACCTTCGATGGGCGGACCGTCGAGTACCGCAGCCTCGATGAACTCGGCCGGGCGCTCGCCGTGCTGCGCGGCGCGGAGATGAGCGCAGCGCGCCGTCCCTCCGTGACGCTCGCCGCATTCTCGCGGGGCGGCGGGGCATGACGCGCCTGCGGCAGCGGTCACTCACCGGGCGCAATCAGCGTGACTGTCGGGAAATAGCTGCGGTAGCGGCGGACATCACGGGTCAGCAGCGGCAACCGGGCGACTGCGGCATGCGCCCCGATGAAGAAATCCGGCAGCACGCCTGTGCGCGTCCCGCCGCCCGCCCGGTAGCGCTGGAACACCTTGCCGGCCAGGAACAGTGCCTCGCGCGGGATGGACGCCGTCTCGACCTGGGCGATGGCGAGCGTCTCCTCGACCTCCTCCATCCGCAGGAAGCCCACCGAGAGCTCGGCATACACCACGTCATTGATCAGGATGGGGCCACGGACCGCGGCCGCCTCGAGCTGGCGCTGCGACCAGTCTGCCCAGGCGGGGTTCTCCGTGACGAGGTCGAGCAGGACATTGGTGTCGACGAGCGTCACCTCAGCCCTCGCCGCGGGTCAGCGCCATGATCTCCTCGGTGGTCATCCCGGCACTGGCGCGCCCGCGCAGCCTGGCGAAGCGGCTTGGCGGACGGCGGGTCGGGCCACGGCGGCCCAGCTTGCTCAGCACGACCCGCCCGTCCTCGGCCACCTCGAAGGCGACCGTGCTGCCTGGTTTGAGGCCGAGCAGCTCGCGCACCTCCTTGGGGATGGTGACCTGACCCTTGGTGGTGACCGTCGTGGCCATGGGCGCTCCTGTAATACCGAACTTCTGGCGGGTCTTACTTAACGCCTCGCCCGGGTGGCTTCCAGTGGGGAGGGCGCGATGATGGAACGCCTCCGCGCGGCATGGCAGGCGCTGCGCGGCTACGCCGCCGCGCAGGAC